TCGACGCGCATGATGCAGGCATCGGCCATCGCGCAGTCCATCGCCCGCGTCGCCATATCGGGAGCGATCACGACTCGGGAGGCCGCCGTTGCGGCCGCGATCGCGGTAGCCTCGGGCGCTGAATCAGTTCGCGCCATCATCGACGAATGCGAGGACTCGGTAACAGGCTATACCGCCCCGCAGGATATCGTATCGTCCATCGCTGTGATGCTCAAAAAAGCCCAGGCGTATCTCCTCGCAGCGGCTTTTGATCTTCGCCTTGAACGCTCGATCATTACAGACCGAGAGTACATACCGCTTTCGCTCATCTACAAAATTTACGGCGAGGCTATTATTAAAGAGCGCGGCCTTGAAACCGTATTGGCCGAATTTATCGAGCAAAACAATTTAACCGATTCGGAATTATTTTTAATCTCTATTGGCCGGGAAATAAAATATTATGTCTGACGATGTAACGCTTGAAATCGGAAACAAAAAATACGAGGGCTGGACGGGCCTTACAACCGACGAGTCCATCGACTCCATCGTTGATGCGTTTTCTATCGACGGCCCCAATACATTTGGCGAAATCGCCAAACCATTTGAGTACGACATATGCCGCGTTTTAATCGGCGGACAACCAATTATTAAAGGACGAATCGATAAAATATCCCCGAAAGACAACGCCGAGTCACGCACGGTCGGCATTCAAGGCCGAAGCCTAGCGGGCCAAATTGTCGATTGTGATATTGACGACGAGGGGTACGAATATTCGGGCCTCGCGCTTTCGACCATTGCAAAAAAATTGACGCGGCGCTTTGGAATTACGGTCCATGCGGCAAACGACACAAATCCTATCGAGACCGCATCGGCCGAAATGGGCGCAAAAGTGGGTGAATACTTACAGCATCTTTGCGCTGGATTCGGTCTGCATTTATGGTCGGATTCATCGGGACGGCTGATAATCGGCTATCCTCCGGTACAAGGCAAGCCCGTTGTGGCTATTGTGGCTGGACAGTATCCTTACCTCGGCGGCGAGGCTGATTACGACGGTACGGCGCGTTTCTCCTCGTACAAAATTGTCGGCTCCGACTTCGGACAGCCTGAAATCGTAGGACAATCATCGGACTCCGGCGTGCCGATTTATCGCCCACAGGTAGCAAAATTTGACGATCAGA